CTTACTTTGTTCTAATTTGTCAAATCCACCCTTTTCCTCGGCTTCTTTTTCAAGTTCAGCAAGTTTATCTCTTCGTCTTTGGGCTATTCTACCCATCTGTCTCTCTGATATTGCTGCTCCTCTCATTCCCCTTTGAGCCCTGTCCTTTTCATCTTCAGCTGCTTCAATATCCCCTTGTGCCGCCGCAGTCTCGGCTCTTTGTTCAGCACTCCCTGCTTGTAACATTTCTGGAGCATCGAAGCCGACTGACTCAAACACACTTCTCAATGCACCTTTTATGCTTTCCCATGTGCTGGTCAACCAATTTGAAATCAAGTCTCCTATGCTGCCATCAAAAGTAAGACCAAATGCAGCCAAACCTAACTTTAGAATAGCAGTAAGAGCGTTATCAATCGCATCCATTAGTGTTTTACCTATATCACCAAGATTACCAAACGCTTTCTCAAAATCACCAGCCATCAAATTTTTGAATAAATCAATCATACTTTGAAAGAGTTTTTTTACATTTACCCATTGTTTTGAAACATATTCTAATAAGATATCAATACCACCACCCTCTCCACTCATGAAATCCACAAACCAGTTATACAATGGCATCAAAACATCATCCCATAATGATTTAAGCATTGGGAGGAGATCATCAAAAGCTTTTTGTAGTGCTGGAAAAACTTCCTCTTTCATATATGTGTAGGCTTTTTTAAGTAAAGGCACAACGGTTTCAAAAAAGAAATCAACGAAATCAAAGAGAGCTTTTTTAAGCGTCTCAAATATTGGACTGTTTAATATGAGTGCTAATGCTGGAATTGCAACCGCCATTAGAATACCAACAAAACCACTCAACATTTTGAAAAATTTACCAAAGGTTTTCATGAAACCGCCGCCGCTGGCATCACCACCGCCATCGCCACCGTCCGGCGTTGGTGTCGGTGGTGCATCATCACTACCAAAGCGATCAAACATGCTTCTCTTTTCTGCTGCTTCTTCTGCTTCTTTAGCAAGTCTTGTCGCTTCTTCTTGTGCTGCTAATGCCTCTTCTTCAGTTGCATTTCCTTGAGATAGTAGTTGCTGCAACCGTTCGGCGTTTGCTGCTGCGGCAGTTGCCTGTTCTTGAGCTTGTTGTCTCGCTGCTTTTTCTGCCGGGGATTCTATAGATAGAACTCTACCAATCATGGATAGTTTGGCACTTACGCTTCTGTCGCCATCAGCAATCGTGCTTTCCACCCCTTTAACCGCTTTAGTGGTTTCTGCCAACCCCTTGGTGGTTTTAGCTTGTTCTTGCTCGACTCCCATCATTTCAGACATATCTTTATCCTATTTTTTTATGCTTACTTCAGCATTTTTACTTTTAACATATGCTTCCTTACCAAAGAAAGCTGCCACAATCGCTGCGACAGAAACAAAGTATGTGGCTGCCATATCTCCTAAGATTGAAGCAGCTTTGTCAAGTCCAACAAAAGTGGAAAAAACAACCAAAGCAGGATATAATAGCATACCGAAAAGAGCAAACCACGCCATATATCTTTGGGCATCCTCTTTCTTATCTTCATTATCTAACCTCATCATCTTAGCGTCCATCTCAAGTTCCTCATCAGTCACAACACCATCACCATCTAAATCATACTTTGCATAATCACTATCCGGTTCAAGTTTCTTTTGTGCCATCCCTATCTCCTAGCGGCTTCGTGTCTATTCTTTTCTGCTTCCTCCCTCAAATAATTCATTAACAATCCAATATATATTTCCCTCTCCCACGGTAGCATCTCTTCTAGTTCCGTTAGACTATATTTATGATGATGCATCAGTGCAAAATTAAGTTCATAGTAGGAACTAAGTGATGTGTGAGAAAGGGCTATGAAAAAAAACTCTCCATTCCTTGTATAACCACCTCACTAGTCACTTCTGTTTTTGGATTCTTGACCTCTATCACATGGGTGAGTTTAGGCATGGTATCAAAGAATGTTGCCATTTTTTCAAATGTCTCTGTGGGTAGACTATCGATAAACTCATCCAATTCTTTACTCGTAACATCAATCATGTTATGAATAGTGTCTCCATCATGAATTTCATTGATGCATACTTTCAACAAAGTCATCACATTATTTAGTGTTTCAGCTTCATTCACACTTTTAATGTCATTAACTGTTGGGTATCTCATGACAATCTTAATGCTATCATTTACCCCAACCACATTGCTGTGACCATCTTCAACTTGAACATCAATTCCATCCAAATTGACTGTGATAGGGACTCTAGTTTCGTTGTCATCAGGACATAATACACTAAGTTCAGTACTTTCACCAACAGACTTACAACGAATTTTCATAAACAGGTATTCAAAATCAAATATCGGCATAGTTTTTATATCAACATTATTGAAAGTGCATCCATCAACAATCTCTGCTAACATATTGTAAGAGTCTTCTTTATCGTCAGCATCTTGTGCCATCATCAAGATTTTTTGTTCCTTGACTAGAAAGGGTCTGTATTTAACGACTTGTTGGTTGGATGGTAATTCTAGTTGATAGGTTGGTGTGTCAAGTTTTGGTAACGCCATAATTTTTTATCCTTCATAATAATTGTCAAGACAGTCTTCTTAGAACTGATGGTACATTTGCTGTAATAGCTCTTTCAACGGTATCTGTTACAGTGTCAGTTAATTTTTCTGCAAGACTCTGACTTTGCGATTCTAACATTAGGTTTGTCCATTCTCTAAATGTCCATGCTACATTAGTTTTTATAATTTCTGTATTGGGCCCATATGCAAGATTTAGCCCTGTAATGGTTTTTGGAAAACACTCTTTTAATTGTAACCCAAAGGTTTTTCTGTCATTCATATCCAATAGATGAATATTCAAAGTTCCAACATATTCAGTATAATATGCAACATCATATGTATTATTGCTAAATGACAATTCTTGCCACTTCTCAAGCATCATTCTTTCATCTAACCCATTAGGTGATTGGATCGTCATTGTCACTTCATCAGCATAAGTTGGACCTGTAATTAGTTCTCTCGTTGGACCATATAATTGATCAGCTGATTTTGGTTGAGTCTGCACACTTCTTCCAGGCATCAAGACAGATTCTGCTTTCAATGAAATGCCTCTAAAGTCATGACCCTGTAACTTGCCCGGTGGAGGTAGAATTTGAACCTCATATTGATTGGGTCTTCCATATGCGTTGTCTTCATGGAATACTGACAATATATCATTCAATGCACCGAATGCGAGGGCGTCTGTAAAGGAACCGATTGATGTTACCATTTTTGTATCCTAGTATCTTTTTGCCGTATCTATATACGCTTCTTGAGCAGAACCTTTTTGGAACCTCTGCACTGGTAGTAAAGCTGCAACGACTAATTCCTCTGTTGTAATAGCACGAAAATCAGATTTGACATATCCAGTTAGATAATGTTTTACAATCGCTTTTGCCATTGGTATTCTTTTTAGTTGGGAATAATCAGCGATAATACCTCTTACTTCACCTGTCTGAGTTAAGACATTTACTCCCCTACTTTCTGGCATTACAATTTTATCTAACAACTTTATTCTCATTGGGATTGGTAGGTAATGAAAGTTCAATCCTAAAAACCCACCAGCAGCACCACCAATAGGCAAAACTAGTGGAAAGGTGTCATAGTATGGTAATGTGTTTCTGTGCTTCGGGGAATATACAAACATGTTGAGTGTTCCAAAATTTACACCCTTTGTTCTCCTACCATCTCGTAATAACTGTTGTGGTCCGGGCTTCCCAAAAGCTTCAATTTTACCCCTAAACCAATTGATAGACTTTACTCCACTAGCCCCTGCTTCTTCTCTTGCAGCATCTAATACGCTTTGAATGAATCTACTCTGTGCCATATAATTATTTATAACGAATACCTAAATCATCCTCTGTTAGTATTTGAAATTCCATTCCGTTATTCTCACACCATTCAACAGCATACTTCCACTTAGAACTATTTACACCCCAAGTCTTTACTTCGTTGAGATATCGTTTTGTTTTTCTCTGTGGTTCCTTTGGAGGCTTTGTCTGTTTCTTGGGTTTGACTTCAATGACAAGTCTTTTGATGGTGCCATTGTGTTGTCTTACTTTACAATAGAAATCTGGAAAATAACGATGTATTCTGCCATCCCAAGGAGACTTGTAGGGTATGACTATTTCCTCACTACCCCACTCAATTATAGATTCAGCGTTGTCACAATAGACCATAAACTTTCGTTCCCACAGAGAACGATAGATTACATTGTGAACATTACCTCTATATTTTGAGGGGTTGGTTGGTTTGTATGTTCCTTTATATGCCATGATGTATAAATAGTTATGATTATAAGGATTATTTAGACATGGCTGTATTTACTGCGTTAAGAAACAAAGCTCAATCTGGTCTTGCTGGACTTGTTACAGGGGCGTTCCAATCTCCATCAGGATTGAATAAGTCAGCAGGACTTAGATTTAAGGACACTGGTAATAGTCGCCCCAGTGGTGATACTGGAAATATGTATCAATATCCATTAGACCTTGGGTCCATAGGGAATAATCATTTCATCTCATTCTTTGTGAGATCAAGAACAGCTGCAAAGGTTACGCAAACATCAAAAAAAGATGTTAACACAGTAGCAAAAAATCAAGCAGGGCCGGGAAAGGATGGAAACGCTACATCAGCTGAAGCAGAGAAACTTACAGCACGGGTGTCAAAAAATGCCAAGCTTGCTCAAGGAAAACCACATGATGGTAAATCTTTAACTCAAAAACTTGCACCCACAGTTAGAACAAAAAGCTCTGTTGCTATGTATTTTCCACCCACGGTTACTCAATCATATGAAGTAAAATATGGTGAGACAGAGATGGGTGTTGGAACAGTTACTGGAGCAGATGTTATTGGGGGGTTTACTGGATTCAATGCTGACAGCATGAAAAATGCCATGGGTGCGGCAATGGATGGACTTCGCACTGCTGTTACAGGTTTGGCTTTGGATGCGATTCAAATGGTGCCGGGGTTTGCTGGTGCCAAGGCTGCAATTGGTATTGCAAGAGGAAAGGTTATTGTTCCAAAAATGGAAGTTACCTTTGAAGGTCTTGGTCTACGAACTTTCGCTTACAGTTTTACATTCACTCCTTCGTCTCAAACGGAAGCAGATGAAATAAATAATATCATTCAACTTTTTAGAGAAAATGCAGCGCCAGATTTCACAGACGCTTTAGGAATTGAAATGACTATTCCTAATACCTTTGATATTGCATACTATACAGGAGCAGTAGAGAATGGATATATGCATAGAATAGGAGAGTGTTATTTAGAAAAAATAGATGTTACATATGGTGGAGACAAGATGACATTTCATACACCAAATGAAAAAGGTGCAATGCCTACTAGAATTACTATGGCACTAAACTTTAAAGAATTACAGACTATAACCAAATCACTAATCCAACAAGGTTTCTAATAATGTATTTCTCAAACTTTCCCAGTATCGTATATGATGCATCTGGCAATTTTGATTTTAAGGTTGTAACCAATCTTCTAAGACGAGTTGCTTTGAGACAAAAAATCAAAGAAAATGTTTTAATCTTTGATACCTATGATGTAAAGAATGGAGAGACGCCAGAAATTCTTGCTGACAAATTGTATGGAGAATCAGAGTTACATTGGGTTATTCTTTTGCTCAACAATGTTACAGACAGGTATCATCAGTGGCCCAAATCATATACACAATGGCTATCCTTTTTGGAGAATAAATATCCCACGGTTGAGGGAGCATCAACTCAACTCATAGACCAAATCCACCATTATGAGATTGCACAAACATCTGGAGACACTTCCATAAAAATTGATATCGGCACAACAGATACCACATCTGATTTTAGTGCCACCGCTGTGACTAACTATGAATATGAGGAAAAAATACAAGAAGAATTGTCACAGATTAGATTGTTAGACCCAGCTTACATACCAGTATTTATTGAAGAGTTTGAAAAACTAATGGAAGAAAGTATCATATAATGTCAAAGGCAAGTTCAGAGACAACATCAGAGGCAGGAGATTTTAAAGTAGACGCAGTAAGTATTACAACCTCTACTGGTTTGGTTGTGGATTTACTAGGTTCTATGATGCATATTACTTTTTTTGAATCTATTGAATCATCCAATGTTACTGGAAATATGTTGATTACTGATCATGTGAATCTTGTTTCTACTGGACCCATCATAGGCCAAGAATTCATAAAACTTAAATTACGAGCCCCCGGCATGAAAGGAAAAAATGCCATCATAGATTTTACTAAAAATGTTCTTGTTGTGACCTCTATGCATACTAGAGAAAATATTGGTAATGGTCAGCAAGGAGTGCTGCTAAATTTTTCAAGTGCAGAGATGTTGAAGAATGAGAGAACAAAGTTAAGCAGTTCTTATGAAGGGACATGTTCAGAAATATTCAAGAAAATAATGAGATCAAATTTGGATTGCACAAAGGAGTTATTTGTGGAACCAAGTTCCGGCATAAAGAAAATGGTGTTTCCGAATATTAGACCAATTCACGCAATCCACATGCTCAAAAGACAAGCTGTTGCTCTAAATGATTTAAACTCCCCTTTCATGTTTTATGAAGACCTAAAAGGATTTCATTTCAGAAGTCTAGCTAGTATGTATGCAACAAACTCTGTGATAACATATTCAACTTCAATTCCCGGCTCTAAACCCAAAAATGTATCTGAAGACTTAAAGACTGTCATTAGCCATCAAATCACTGGAAATGGTGATACTCTAGTGGGTCAAAGACTTGGTGCGTATGGTTCAAACCTTATTGTTTATGATACATTTGCGAGGAAACAGATACATCAACAATTTAACTATCTGGATTCATTTTTTGATGTTCCTCATGCGAACACCTTATCGGGTAAAAGTCATCCTCTTGTGAATTCATCTCCTGTTGAATCGTCTGGTAGCATCAGCGATTTTCCCGCAAAATCGTTTCTAGTTCCAACATCAAGATTTCATGACGCAAGTGGAAATGACCAAGGCACAATCAATTACCACCAAACTGAAAATGGAAATTATACCTATGTTGGTGGAGACACACAGAGTTGGTTACAGATGAGAGAATCGTCTCTTACTCATTTAGAATATGGAATCAGTGCGAATCTAGAGGTTCATGGAAACACCCTGATAAGTGCTGGTGACATGATAGATTTTAACTTACCGTCACAGACTGCTGCAAAAACAGAAAAGAACGAAAAATATGATTTCTTTTTCAATGGTAAATTTTTAGTCAAAAAAATCAGACATGATTTTGATTTTGGTGAAAATCGCCATGAAATGGTTCTATCAGTGGTAAGAGATGATCTTGCCGTTGAGTTGGAAGGAGTAGCAGAAAGTCATGAATATCAGAATAAACCATCAGCACCAGATACTGATACAGAGAATTTTTATAACCAACAATAAACCCCAAACCAAAGGAGGACTATTAATTTTATTGCCATGACAACATATCATAAAAACAAGGAGGATAAGATGTTATCCAGAAAAAAACGTATCAAGCAGATGAACTTTCAAATCCAAGAGAGACGAGTAGAAGAACTTTCTCCACTTACAGAAGATGATAAATACATAATAGAGATGGCAGGATATCAAAAATTAATAGGGCGAACTAATGAAAACATTTCAAGAACTGCAAGAAGGTCTTCAAGACCC